GCGACGTAGGACTTGAGCTTGAGATTGAGGGTGTTGGGCTCCCTACTCAAGGCTCTTTGGAGAAAATCTCAGGCCAGACTTCCGGCGCTCGGTGGGTAGCAAAGACTGATGGTTCTCTGCGTGGTGAAGCCCTTGAATATGTATTGTCAGCACCTTGCAATATTGACGAAGCAGAACCTATGATTGTAGGTCTTTACGATAAGTTCAAGACTCTCGGCACTGCTTTGCAGCTTACGAATCGTTGTTCCACTCACGTACACGTCAACATGACTGGCAAGAAGGTTAATGAGATTACTTCTGCTATCGCGTTGTGGACTGCATTTGAAGAGCCTCTGACTCTCTGGGCCGGCGAGGAGCGTGTTAACAATCACTTCTGTCTGTCTGCTAAGGACAGCAACTTCGGCACTATCTCTGCATGGCGGTCGTTCCTTCGGTCAGGCACTACCCGCTTCGGTGATAACTTGAAGTACAGCGCTCTTAACATTCTTACTCTTCAGCGCTTCGGCTCTATTGAGTACCGTGTTATGAACGCTTCGGAAGACCCTGCCCGTCTTATTGATTGGACTAAGTTCATCTTCACCATGACTCGTTACGCTGGCGAGCAGTTCAACAACCCTCGCACTCTTCTGTATGCAATGTCTGAGCGTGGCGGACAGGAGTTGTTCCGCGATATCTGTGATCGTGCGGGAGTATCCCGTGCCTTCGTTCTCGGTGTTGAAGAAACTGTGCCTGACATTGGGCGGTCGGTTCTCGAAGGCTTCCGTCGTTCTCAGCCTCTTGTTGCTGGGTTTGATTGGGACGCTTGGATGCCCGAGATCAACAAGGAGTACGTCGCAAACCCTTTTGGGAGTAAGAAGAAGAAGGAAGCTCCCTATCCAGAGTTCGTAGACTTCGATCTTCCTCGGCCTGAACCCGGGCGTGAGGGGTTGGTTTTGAATCGTATTCGGCCTCGTGCTGCCAGAGACGGTGCCGCGTTAGATGAAGCTTTTAACGCGCGGCGAGCTGTTCCTGAAGCGCCCGCACCTGCAGCTCCACCTCCTCAACCTCCTCGTCCCGCCTTTGTCCCCGCAGGTTTCAACTTCGATCCTCTTGAAAGGGCGTGGGTTCGAGAAAATTACGATACATTTGACAGAACGTTGAATCGTTATGTTGAGAATACACCCCGCACAAATACGGTAGACTTCCGAGACGTACCTCAAACTCCTGTCGATTGGTCACGAGATATTAAGTGGGCTAATTCTGACTTAGCTGCTTACGTTATGAAAATCAGTCAAGATGGAAGCCAAGCCCTTATTCGTGCAGCTACTAAAATTAGGTGCGAGGGTTCTGAGACTGTTCGACCTCACAACCGGACAGGTTACTGGTACGATCAACGCACTGGCCAGTTTGTTGGTGGGGTTAATGGATACCCTGCAGTCACCAATCGTTAATATAGGATAGGATTAAACATGACACGTATTCGCATTCTCCCATACCGTCAAGGTAGTCGATCAGCACGAGCATTGGCTGACGCTATTGGCGGTCGTGTTCTACGTCTTGAAGGTAGTCGTTTTCGAGTTCGTCCTGACGACTTAGTAATTAACTGGGGTTCTACGGTTTTTCCAAACCTCCCTAGGTACGACGATAGGGCGCGGCTTCTCAACAGCCCTTCCGTAATTAGTTCAGTTAGTAATAAGCTGAATTTCTTTAACCTCATGGCACGTGATAACGCTGACATCATTCCTCAATTCTGGACAAACGCAAATGATATACAAGATTCCGATTTTCCTGTTGTGTGTAGGACTGTTCTGGCTGGGCATTCTGGTGCTGGTATCGTCATTGCTCGAAGCCGTGATGAACTAGTTCCCGCACCCCTCTATACCAAATACATCAAGAAGCAACACGAATACCGTATTCATGTAGGGAAACTTCCAAATGGTGAAACAACTATCATCAGCGTCCAACGAAAAGCTCGTAGGGAGGGTTTCGAGAACCCCAACTGGCAAGTACGAAATCACAATAACGGGTTTGTCTTTGTCCGAGGCGGAGTCAATCCACCTCAGCAAGTGTTGGATGCGAGCGCCTTGTCTCTTGTTGCCACGGGATTGGATTTTGGAGCTGTAGATGTGATCTGGAACGAGCGCGAGCAACGTGCTTACGTACTAGAAATAAATTCAGCGCCCGGCCTTGAGGGGCAAACTGTGACTGATTATGTTTCGTTCTTTAGGGAGTTTATCTGATGTACGACTATCATGGTGGTGGTTGCTGTGGAATTTCTCATGTATCTAACTTTCCAACTCGACTAGATGAAGAGTGGTTGTATCGAGAAATGCAAGAAGCTGTTGAAGAAACTGAATCGGGCGCTCGGTATGCAGTTCAAGAAGGAGGTCTCAAGAAGTGGAAGGGTAAGTTTGGCCACGCTATCGAAGTTTGCCTTACCGACGATCAGATGGTGGTGTGGGCAGAGACTCTTAAGAAGAAGGGTTTCAAGCTCGGTCTTCGCTGGTTGAACGACAACTCTGGCAACTATTGCAACCTCCTTTCTTGGGCCCCTAAGAAGGCTGGTAAGAAGCGACCATACAAGTGGTGACACTTTTTGCTTGACAAACTCTGTCTAAGCTGGTATATTAATAGAGTAGCCTTGAAAGGAATTATGTATCAAATGTTTTATCTGCGACAGCACGCTTGGCGAAGACTCCGTACAGTGGAACAGTCAGCACAAGGACTGGGACCCGTGCCCTACTTGCTTGATTGCAATCTCTGAAATCTTTAACGACGACAGTGAAGAAGAGATTACAGAACAGATTGAGTTTGAGTGGGGCGACGGTGAAGAGCCTGAAGTTGAAGAGGTCTCAGCATGAATAGTGGCTGGTCTGATGATGGTGTTGGCTGCCTCACTCTACTGTCTTTCTTGGCAGGCTTCTTTCTATGCGGTTGGTGGTATGGAATCGTATGATTCAACAGGGAGTAATTAAACATGTCTAGAACATGGGTATACTCGGACCCCACTTCGGCCACAAGAACATCGTGAAGCCTTGAAGAAAACTGCAAAAGCTAAACTATCTCCTGAAGAACGTCGAGCACTAGGAATTTAATATGCGCTGTCACATTTGCGACTCAACTCTTGGTGAAGACTCCGTGCAATGGAACAGCCAACACAATGATTGGGACCCGTGCCCCACTTGCTTGATTGCTATCTCTGAAATCTTTAACGACGACAGTGAAGAAGAGATTACAGAACAAATTGAGTTTGAATGGGGCGACAGTGAAGAGCCGACCTCTGAAGATGCGGTTACTGAAGATGTCTGACACTCATGTTGGCTTCTTTGTTAAATTTATTGACGGTTGGGTATGGCGTGATCAAGAAGGTAACGAGCTTGTCTTCTCAACAAAAGAAGGTGCTCAGAAAGTTGCGGATCGTATGTCATGGCTCCGAGGAGGGGCGTCCGTTTACCCTATAAAAAGGAAAGATGGCTGATGCTCAGAATGTTTGATAGGTTCTGCCATAGGTGCGGGTACAAGTGGCCTGCCTTTGTCGGCAACCGCTGCCCTAGATGTGGGAGTGTGTGATGGTTAGGACTTGGGTCTACAGTGACCCGCATTTCTATCACAAGAACATTGTCAAGTTTGAGAACTACGATGGCACTAAGATGCGTCCTTGGGATGATGCTGAACAGATGACAGAGGAGATGATCGAGTGGTACAACGAACTAGTGAGCGATCAGGATCGAGTGTATATCTTAGGGGACGTTGCATTTACTGTCTCTAATATGCAGACAGTTGTATCGCAATTAAAGGGACGCAAGTGCCTTGTCCCCGGCAATCACGAGCCGAAGAAAATGGCAAAGTACGTCGACCTGTTTGACGACGTTCGAGGGTACGTACAGCGTAGTGGTTTCATCATGAGCCACATTCCACTGCATCCCGGAAGTCTTGGTCGTTGGAGTCTCAACATCCACGGGCATACTCACAACAACACTGTCAAGGCTTCATCAGGGCCAGACCTAGAGTACGAGGACAAGAGGTACTACTGTGCTTGTGTTGAACGCACTAACTTCCGGCCTAAACTGCTGGATGAAATCCTACATGAAAGGGGTTTGAAATAAGAACTAAGACACACCTTCCGTGTCCTGCTTGCGGCTCCACCGACGCTTTCTCTATCCAAGATAACGGATGGGGCAAGTGCTTTGGTGGCTGCGGCGGGAAGAATTACTCACCAGAACAAGTGGAAAAGATGACAGGTAATACAGCAGAAGTCGAAGCGTTTCCAACGCGCCGCGCCGATGGCGCTATAACCGGAGGTTTTAACCCCAAAGTTAACACAGAGTTTACTCCCATCTCGACAGTAGCACGAGGATTTGCTGCACGTGGGCTTACAAAGGAAACCATCCAACGATACAAGGTTGATGTTGGAGGGCCGATGGCAGACTACGAGGCTAAGTATCCTTTGTACGACGCCAACGGCAAACACATTGCCAACAAGGTTCGAAAGCCTGACAAGCATTTCTCTTTCGAGGGTGATGTTCGTACGGTAAAGCCCGGACTGTTTGGACGACACGCCTTTCCACCCGGCAGTGCCAAGATGATTACTGTCACAGAGGGTCAGGACGACGCTATGGCGGCCTATCAGATGATGGGGAGCCGATACCCTTGTGTCAGTGTGCATTCATCCTCTACAGCCGAGAGGGACTGTAGAGAAGACTTCGAATACCTCAATTCGTTTGAGACTATCGTCCTTGCTTTTGACAACGATGAAGTTGGTAACAAGGCGGCTAAAGCAGTCGCTAACATTCCCGGCTTTCCTCTTGGCAAGATCAAGGTCCTTAGCCTTCGCAAGTTCAAGGACGCTAACGACTACCTTCTGAACAAGGAGTCTGAAGCATTCTCTCGTGAGTGGTGGGCAGCGCCTGTTCATCAGCCTGACGGGCTTAAGATGGGTTCCAGTTTGTGGGAAGAGATTATTGACAGGAAGGAACACTTCACTGTTCAGTATCCTTTCGAGGGTTTTAACAAACTAACTTATGGTATTAGGCTTTCAGAGTTCGTTGTTGTAACCGCGGATACAGGTGTAGGTAAGACTTCGTTTCTAAAACATGTAGAACACAAACTCCTGACCGACCCTACAGTTATTGAAAAGGGGTACGGAGTGGGTTTTCTTCATCTTGAGGAACCAAACGGAGATACCGCTTTAGGGCTTCTTTCCATACATAATGGGGTTCCTTACCATCTTCCAGACGCAGAACGTAATCCAGAAGAGTTGAGAACTGCGTACGATACTCTTCTGAATAACGACAGGGTTGTTCTCTACGATCACTTTGGAAGTAACTCTGTAGAAGCGATCTTGAATAAGATCAGGCATATGGTAGCTTTAGGTTGTAGGTACATTGTGCTTGACCACTTGTCTATTATTGTTTCAGATCAGTCAGGGGATGAGCGCAAGCAATTGGATGAAATTTCCACAAAGATCAAAACACTTTGTATGGAGCTTGACATCTGTGTAATCGCGGTTATTCATACCAACCGCCAAGGGCAGATTCGTGGTACTGCCGGTGTTGAACAACTTGCCAACATCATCTTTCGTCTTGAACGTGATAAGACAGAACAGAACGAGTGGCGTCGTAATGTTACTAAGGTTACTGTAGAGAAGAACAGATTTTCAGGGTTTACTG